CCTGCCGATAATCAGACATTAACGGAAGGGAAAACATACACCATTTCGGGATCTGCTACAGACCTAGACAATGGCAATGTAGTCACAATCAAATATAAAATCAACAACGGCACACCAAGAGCTATCAATTCCGGGGTATCAGACGGAAGCACCCCCATTTCCTTTAACAAAACACTCACCTACCGCAATAAACGCCTGTGGGACGGCTCCACAGACGTTGTGGGCTATGATCTTGCCGAAGGTACTAACCATACCTTAACTGTGTGGGCAGAGGACGACAAGGAAGGCAAATCTCCAGACACCACACGGACATTTACCGTTACATGGAACCGTCCACCTGTTATTTCCGGACAAGATAAAGACTTGGGAACAATCAATACACCTCCGTCTGAAAGCTTTAGCGTCACCGATCCGGAAGGGAATCCATTTACCATCGAATATTACCTCGACAACGTACTGTTTGATTCCTTTGCGGGAGTAGATGGACAAACCTACACCGTAACAATAGGTCAGGATAAATGGTTACGGACTTCACTGGCGCAGCACCAATTGAAAATTCGGGCAATCGACAATCAGGGCGCCTATTCGGATCGTATCTTCACGTTTACCCGGACGGATGACAAGATCGAATTTACCCTCAATTACTCAAATGATACCGTCAAAAACTTTTTCACCACCAACCAAAAGGCGAACCGTATCCTGGTCACGATGGATGCAGTGATTCCTACAGGTGCGGTATTGCTAGTGGAAGCTTGTAACAACGCCTATGATGCTCAGCCAACATGGGAAGACATTACCAGTCAGGTGTTGGCTAAGCGAGGGTATCAGTTCACCAATACAACGTCTACATCAGGTAAATGGGGGATTAACGTCCATTTCAGAATCACTAAAGGCACAGCAACGGAAACGGTAATTCTAAACGGATTTGGGGGTGCGTTCGATTGATGCAATTTCGTAACCCGAAGCCAATTTCGGAGATTCGGAAAGAAGAGGAACAAAATCAGCTGCCTATGTCAGATGTATATCAGATGATTTCGCAACTAAACGCAGATATGGCAGCATTTTTCGAACATTACTTCAGTCAATTTCCAGATCAAGCCTAAGGAGGTTGCAAGATATATGCCGATATATTCGTGGATGGTATCAACTTATGCGAGGGATATATACCTTTTTGGCAATCGGACATTCGCGCAGATTCCAGAACCGTATGTTGAACCTGTGAAGGAGTACGCAGCGGAAACATATAGGCAGGACCAACTCGATAATGCTTTGGAAAAGGGTTGGATCACTCAAGAGGAGTACGACGATACCATGGCTTATAAAACCAGCGCCTAAGGGGCGTTTTTTTATTGCATAAAAAATCTGCGTGGAGTAACCGGGGGGAGTGCGGTCACACTTTCCCCCGGCACATCCGCCACGCAGAAACGGATGTAAGTAAGATTGTACCATTTTTAGAACACGCAGAAAAGAGGAACTTGTATGGAAAATGAACTGTGGAAGTATTTCTTAACGCAAGGTCCATGGGCCATTTTATTTGTCTTCATGCTTCTTTTTGTGCTGAAGAAAAACAACGAAAGAGAAACCAAGATCGCAGCAGATGCAAAGGAGCGAGAAAAACAAATTTTGGAGGACTCCAAAGAACGAGAAAAGCAACTCATGGAGACGCTAAACAAATTTAGCGATAAATACGACCTGATCCTTGAAGAAGTCCGCGACATCAAAAGTGAAATGCTCAGGAGGGGCGGGTAGATGGACAAGTATGTAAGGTGGCTTACATGGGGAACTGCCATCTGCTTTGTACTCATCTTATCGTTAATGACGATGGATTGGTTGACTAAATATACGCTGTACCTGGATCAACGAGACAGACTGCACAGTCTCATTCGGTCGGGAGTAATCGACATTGATGGGTACAAGCAAACTGTCGCTTACTTGCAGGGTACAGCCACTAGAAGGCTCAATGAGATTGAACAACTGACGGCGCTATTTGGAAGCGCCTTTTTTGCATTTTACCTTTTCACCAGAAATCTGATTCGGAGGGATAACCATGCTTGAAAGAATTAAAAATCCACTCTTTATTGCTGCGGTTGCCAGTTTGCTCTATCAGCTTTTATCCAAATACGGAGTGGCCCCAACATTTGAGCAGTATCAATTGGTTGTTGATTTGATCACCTATACGTTTATCGGTGTAGGAGTCTACAATCAGTTCAAACCAAAGGGCGATTCAGATGATAAAACAACAGGCGTTCATTGATACGCTTGCACCCGCAGCTGTGGAGGACTGGAAAGCTTACGGCGTTCCAGCCTCCCTTACGATTGCTCAGGCGATCTTGGAAAGTAATTGGGGTACGTCTGAGTTGGCGACCCGGGCAAGCAATCTTTTCGGCATCAAAGGGAATGGTCCAGCTGGTACATACACCAAAGTTTCCGATGAATACGTGAATGGCAAGAAGATTCAGAAGGCATCGGGATTTAGAAAATACAACTCATGGATAGAATCAATCCGGGACCATACACAGTTCCTTTTGAAGCCGCGTTATGCGAAAGTAATCGGGTCCGACTGGAAGACGGCATGTCGTGAGGTTTACGATTCTGGTTATGCGACTGACCCGGCGTACCCTGAAAAGCTAAAGCGGATAATCGAGCAATACAAGCTATACGAGTACGATCGGAAGGACGGAGTACAAATGAGGCCAATTCTTATCATAGATGCAGGACACGGTGGTAGCGATCCTGGAGCAGTTGGGAACGGGCTTAGAGAGAAGGATTTAACCCTGCAAATCAGCAACTACCAGTACGCTCGGTTTCAAGCTCTCGGCGTTCCTGTTACGCTTACGAGGACATCTGATGTAACATTAACGCCAGACCAACGTACAAAGTTGGTGAGAGACAGCGGCGTGAAGTATTGTCTGAGCAATCACATAAACGCAGGCGGCGGAAGTGGGGTAGAGGCGATCCATTCCGTTTTTTCTTCGGACAAGCTGGCTAAGGCACTCGCTCAGTCCGTGGCAAGCTGCGGGATGAACTTCCGTAGAGTTTTCTCTAAAGAGGGGGCTGGCGGCAAGGATTACTATTTCATGCACCGCGAAACCGGCAGCGTGGAGACGGTGATTCTGGAGTACGGATTCATTGACGATGCAGCTGATGCTCTGAAGCTGAAAGACAACTGGAAAACCTACGCTGAGTCCGTTGTAAAGGCGTTTTGTGAGTACATTGGCGTATCCTACCACTTACCAACAGACTTATCCCCGAAAGGTGTGGATAATGTTTCCATCGAGGTAAATGGTGTCCAGCTGCCCGTCAAAGGTTACCTACAGAATGGTGTTTCTTATCTGCCTGTTAGGGCCGTTTCTGAGGCTGTGGGCGTGTCTCCTGAGTGGGATGCGGCAACGAAACAGGTAAAGGTCAACGGGCGGACTCTGGCAGCAACTATTGTTAATGGGGCTTCCTATGCCCCGGCTCGGGAGCTTGCAGCGGCACTTGGACTGCAAGTCGAATGGGAAGGATCAAATAGAATAGTAAGAATCAACAGTAGCTTCTACAAAACTGTCGAATAAAGAATTGAGTATAACCTTGAAAGCCCTCCTTGGATTGTTAAATCTAATGGAGGGCTTTTTTGCTTATCGAGATGTTTTTGATACTAAAATTAACCACAAAATTAGGGGGGAAGTAGTGTATTGGATATGGTAGATATTGACGGTGACAATAAGAACTAAGTAGTTTTAGTTGCTAAATTTTGGCTTGCCACATTGCTAAAATTTACTAGTTTAGTATAATAGTCATTAAAAAGATGCGAAAAAAGCGAGAGATAGACATGGACATCTTCATAAAGTCGTTTCTAACTTGTGAAGAGGTAGAGCGACTGAATAATGGAAATTTTACTTTGCATAACGTACATGCCAGAATCACAGTGGACAACTTACCGCATAAGCTTGATAGGACAAAACTAATGTGTCTAATTGAAGTTAACACAGAGGTAGACAAGGTATTAACCATTAGCATTGATGATCCAGATGGAGAACCATACGGAAAACCAACTGACATCATGATTAAGGGAAAGGGTCATAGATATGATGCTTGTTACATACTAACCTTAAAGATGTCAGTTGAAAAAGATGGTTACTACACATTTGTTGCACGAGTAGACGATAAGGTTGTTGCTTTTTGGAACTTTGGAGTTGAGTTGAAAGGGGAGGGGAAAAATGAGTAATACCCTTGTTGTTGAAGATAGATACGTAAGCAGCAAGGAAATCTCTCCGTCGAAAAAACCGTCCCAAAGATCAGAAGAATTATCTCGACTCTATACAGAAGAATTCGCCAAACAGTATGGTGAAGTATGGAAGAAAAAAGGATACCAACGAATAAATTTATCTATTGTTGAGGTCGAAGATGGACTCATTCTTGAAAAAATTTATTTTGTAAAAGAGAACTGTGAAGTAATTGTTCATGATGATTGGTATAAAATTGGTGAAAGCAGGCATAAAACTAAGATAAACCTGATAAATAAGGTGAGTGCTATGCTTCCTTACCCAATTGCAGATGCATTTCGTGGAGTTAAAAGTGAGTTCCAAGACTTATCAATGCCTGAAGTTAAAGCGATAACAGCTTTTACTTTTTTGGGCAGCGCTTTTTCCTCTGTTTTCGGTGTGAATTTTATCGTATTGTTCATTATCATGTTCGGTCTTGCATTCTTCGACGCTATTTTAGTTAACTTTTTTAAAGCTGCCAGAGAACCAGGGACGAAAAGAAAAGAACATCAACCGCTAAATAGGCTTAGTGTTTTCGCTTTACTTATGGTTCTATTTTGCGCCATGTCTTTTTTGCAGGTTGCAATCGATTATCTCGTATGGAAAAATCAGGGGATGACACTTCGCGAAATGTTAGCCGATCTACCTAGTTGGGTAGAAAAAATAGGGTGGATGGTTAGTGCTCAAAATCTTTCCGTAGTGGCTATAATAGGATACTATGCAAATCGGTTCAGGAAGGTATTATTTAGAGCCACAGGATTCAACTTGACTCCAAGTCGTAAAAAGGTAGATGAATAAAAGGCATTAGGATCTTTTTCGCAAATCAACTTAAGAACCGACCGACCGGTGAACATCCTCGCTGGTCGGCATTTTTTTGACTTGAATACAGAACTAACGTTCGCATATAATACAAACAAACGTGTATGAGGTGAGTTAATGGGAAAGGTCGACGACTTGTTTGCTATGCGCTGGGTTCTGCCAGAACACAATCAGGCACTATCCGATTACTACTTTGAAAAGACTCTGCTTGAACAACCGGAACTGGAGGAGGACGAAAAGGCCGAGATCAACCGCATTCTTCAGGAATCGCTGCAACTGGATTATGCGCTCACAGTGAGCTGGTGGAAACCGATTAGAGAGGGTCTTGGCGAGATCCATAATTCTTGGGGATGGATTCAGCGAATAGACCTACCACATCGGCAAATCAAGCTAATCAATGATGAGGAATTTTGGTGGATTGATCTCGACCGAATAGTCAAGGTTGAGGTGTAAATCCCTCACATTCCCAACGGTTTGGGACGCATTTCGTTGGTACAATGTAAAGTGGTGATGAAATATGTTCCTAGAACCAATGTTGCTGGAACAAAAAGACCAGCCGTTCGATGACAGCCGCTTTATATACGAGCCAAAAATTGACGGCCATCGGTTGATCTTGAGCAAGATCAGCGGCAAAACGACACTGTACACCCGGCACAACAACGAATGCACCGCTCAATACCCTGAACTGTTGGAATGGCCGGTCGAAAAAGATATCGTCCTGGATGGTGAGGTTTATTGCGTCGATCAGGACGGCCAGATTGATTTTGAACTGGTAATGAGCCGGTTTCAAACAAAAGGGACGGAGAGGATCGTCGCAGCTGCAAAGCGGCAACCGGTTGGGCTGATGGTGTTCGATATTTTGCACTATGACGGCCAAGACCTGCGCGGGGTGCCTTTAATGCAGCGAAAAGAAATACTGGACTCTGTGGTCCCTGATACGCCCTCTATTCACAAGATTCAGTTTCTAGAGAAGGGAGGCACCGCGCTTTTTGATGCCATAAAGCAGCAGGATCTGGAGGGCATTGTCTGCAAGCGTAAGGACAGCAGATACATTGGGAAGCGATCGGCAGATTGGATCAAGGTGATAAACTATCAGTACGCTGACGTTTACCTGACCGGATACCGTAAAAGCGAATTTGGCTGGTTGGCTTCCGTGATGGGAACGGACGGACAACTTCGGCCAGCTGGCGTGATTGAGCTGGGTGTTCCTCCCGTCCATAAACAAGCTTTTCGCGGAGTGTGCGGACAGCTAGTGAGTGGCGAGGACAAAAACTTCGTCTACCTGGAGCCGCGTTTACAGGCCACGGTGAAATTTCGGAATTGGACAAAGAGCGGCATGCTGAGATCACCTGTGTTCGTCGATTTTGTCTTGGCAGTATAAGAAAGATTACCCGCCTAGTTTTGGGCGGGTTTGTTGTTTATATGCTCTTTCCTACTTGCTCCAGCACTCGAATAAACAACGGTGACAGCTGAATTAAAATATATCCGAGGCCCGCATTCTGGATGGTCGACCATGCTTTATCGGAGTTGCCAAATAGAAAGAAATAACACCCGCCGATCATTACGATTGAAGCGATTGGGAGGGAGAGAGCGACCAGGATCTGGGCGACCGGATCGAGAGCATGGGCGAGTATCTGGAGTGTGGTACCAGCGATTACGGCAGATGCAGTGGTTTTCACGCTCTCAGCTGCGCTTGCATGTGCAGCGGTGGTCAGCGCAAGAGGAACAATCGTGCCAGCCTTTACAAGTGAACCTGCGGCCTTTTTCATATTGCCCCGGTTTTTCTCGGGAACCTTCCAAGTGCCGTCCATAAAATCACGAAACTTGATTACCTCTGTTCTCGCCATGATGCTCCACTCCTATCTGATGTCGTCGATGTAATAAACCTTCACGGGCATACCTTCGCACAGCTCCGCAAACCGCTTTATTCGGCCCCTGCTGACCGTTACAAGGTGCAGGGTGGGAAAGTAACCAAACTCTTTTTGAAATAGTCCACGATCAAACATATCCTTGTATCGCTTTATTTTTGCGGCGTTCTCAGACATGCTCTGTGTATTGTCTACCTCAAGAAAGTTATATCGCTTCTCCTTCACAAATAGCGCATCGGTTACAAGGGTGGTTCGTCCGTCAGTTACCTTGATCTCGTTTTTCCATGATCCTGGTCGGCCGACGTAAAAATAGAAGTCGTTCCGCATCAACGTGTGTCTGGTTTGCAAAGTGCGTTTTACAATCCTTTTTGAGTCAATCATCTGTCGACCGTCTTTGTTGAGATAATAGACGGTGCCATATAACTCGTCACGAAAGCTGTTCAGGTATTCTTCCATTCGCTTTAACACCTTTTGGGCGTTCCTATCTCCTCCGAGCCGATGGAGCCGTTGTAGGTGGACTCTACTCAAAAAACCGAATCGATCCAGCGACAGGAGAATTTGTTCCTGACGTTCTACTCTGTTGACTGTGGCTTGCATCGTTCTGCTCCTTTCTAGGCTTGATGACGATGTGAGGCTGCACGATCTGACGAATAGTTTTGGAATCTATAAGGGGGGTCTGCACGATCTGTCTTTTGTCCGCTGTTTGGTAAATAGCGCGGCCTTTTATCTCGGGCAATGTCTCTGCCCCGGTTTCATCCAGAACGACACGAGAAGCTGTAGCTGTCTGTACACGGAAGCATAGCTTGGCGTCGCTGTTTTGCTTGCACTGACGCGGTATAACGTCTCCAGTCGGGTACTGAGTGGCCAGAATCAAGCGGTAACCCAAACCCGCGCCAAGCCGGGCTATTTGGCTCAGGTAAGTCTGGCATCGCTCTTTGAGAGCACGTTCTTCCTTCGTCACGGCTTCGTCCGGGTTAAGCTCCCCAACCTCATCCACGATAATGAAATGCCGATCCTTCTCTCGCGTTTCCTGGACGTTCCTGTAGCCCATCTGCTTGAGTTCCGACTGTTTGCCCCTCATTTCCTCCACAAGTGCTTGCAGCGCCTTTTCTGCCTCTTCTGGCTCCTCTGCGTAATGGATCACTTGCTTACAATCCCGGTAATCCGAAAACTCTACGCCGCCTTTTAGATCGATCAGCGAAAAACGGACATTATCCGGCTGCTGTGCGATCAGTGTAGTAATCAGCTGGTTCAGGAAGTTGCTCTTTCCGTAACGTGTAGCTCCTCCGACAACTATGTGGGGGATTTGCTCGAAATCATGATAGATGATGGAGTTGCCTTCTCTAATCAATCCAACGGGTACAGACCAGTTCCCGGTCAGAGGCAAATCTTCGTACTTGACCAGAGAGGGCATCGGTTGGCTATAAACCTTCACCTTGAGCAGCCCGTCATACGACAGTTCAACTTCCTTTTTGGCAGCTTTCTTCTTCGTTAGATGGGCTTTGAGTTGGGGGAGAAGGGGCTTGCTGAAGTCCAGGTTTTTTAGATCAGAAACCTGCAGCATCGTCTTTCGGTTGTTTAGGCCGTCCTGGATGTGCGGCAGCTTCGCCTGGTAATCCTCAAAACTCCGGCCAAGAGGGATTCTGTACCGGTACTCAGTGCCCCAACTATGATTCACTTTTTTCACCAGCTGCGCCGTATAGGTTTTGTCGCCGTCGCGGACATTCAGTCCGGTCAGTGAAAAAATCTTGTTCAACTTTTCGCTGTCGTTTGTCGCGCCGGATTTTTGAAGATGCGCGTATAAAGCAACACTGCCCAGTACCGCCGAAGAAATAACTTCCAGCAACACTTTGCAACACCACCTCACTGTTGTTTCGATAGAAACAGTTGCGCTCAAAACGAACTTGGCATAGTGAGCAACACCCTTGATACGTCTGAATTTGTCTGTTCGTTTGGTTGTTCCCGGGATACGCCAAAAAAACGAACTGGGAAACGAATCGGCTTTGGAACTAAAAGATGCCGCTCAGAATGTCCAATATTCCGCAAAATTTGCGGGTGTTTGGACTAATTTTCGGAAGGTTTGTCCAAACTGCTACTGAGGTGATAACATGTTCGGTTTGGGGAAACCACGATCTAAAGTAGGGGAATGGCTGGATTCAAAGGGGAAAACTCAGAGGTGGTTAGCCTTGAAGGCCAAAATAAGCGAGGATACAGCTACCCGAGTTTGTTCCGATCCGCACTACATACCAGGTAATTCAACAAAAAAGAAGATATTGAGCGTTGTAAGAGAAGTCGATCCATATAAAAAACATGATGATTTTTGGTCAATGTAAAGAGCCCGGTTAGTTCCAGGGGCTCTTTCACTTTGTGTTATTGATAATATGATAGAGTCAGTCTATTGTTAGTTAGTAAATTAACACCAAGAAATCCACAGGAAAAAGTGATGACATGACAGCGAGAATATTTGGCGTAAGGATGAATAAACAAGGCGATGATCATGACTATATGGAATTTGATCTGGTTGAGGATGTGTACTATGTATCAATATATCGACCGAAAAGAATAGGGGATGGAATTTTTGTGTTCCATACCAAGTACGGAGCTTACCACTGGATAAACACATTAGCGGGAGCAAGGAAATTGTGGGCTAAATACGGGTTTGCGGCGTTGGATAGCGTGAATGTTGTTAATCTAAACAAAATCGTGGGTGTGAACCTTGAGAAGATGAGGGTCTACTTTGAAGATGGTTCATTTACAACAGTTTCCTATAAGAAACTTGGCCTGGTTGAACACCTATTAAAATGGAACAGAAAATAGGAAAATGAGTGTATTATTTTACAACATTCGACAATTTTGGTCAATAAATTTTGGAACCTGTTTATAATATAGTATTTCCAACGTGTGGAAAATGATATCATTCTTATAGGGTATTTCGATTACTTGAAAGGGGTGTAAACATTGAAATATGGGGAGATTTACGAACAAGTCCAACTAAATACTTGTCTATATGGCAAGTTTTTCGGCGGGGAGGAGCCTAAAAGCTCACTGCCGCTTGCCTTTTTCAACTACAATCCATTCGTAAAAGTCTTCTGCGTGACAGTCAAGAATTCGAGCCCCTAAGACGGCATTCTCGTAACTCATTTCACGCTCTTCAGAAATCCATCGACTTACAGTCGACTCGGAAACTTTCATTCTACGAGCGAACTCTGCAGGCTTCATTCTGTCTTTCAAAAGTTCTGGCAAACGGCATCTCCCTTTTCGGAGAGCCATATAAGTACCTCAAAAAAACTTTTTCATGCTAGGATTATACTTTTTCAACACAAGTATGACAAGGAGCTGAGGCTATGCACACAAGATTACAAAGTAGTCTACGGAGCAAGATCACCTTACGGAATGCTAGGCGTTTGCGAGGCTATACCCTAAAAGAAGTAGCCAAAGAAGCGAGAGTCTCGGTGGGTGCGCTCAGTCGGTATGAACGTAATCCAGGTGAGACTCCGCTTCATATAGCTGTAAGGTTGTCCAAACTATATAATATTCCAGTAAGTTCTGTTGACTTCAAAAAACTAAGCTGAAAATTCGCTTCTCAGAATACAATAGGCGATCCCATCGCCGACCTCTACGAAGACATCGCCGCAGAGGAAAAAGCGAGAGCGACCTATCAGTGGCTGATCGATATGACCGATGACGTGGATTTGCAGGACGGTCTGAAATTCCTGCGTGAACGGGAGGTCATTCACTCGCTTCGTTTCAGGGAAGCAGTGGAAATACTGAAAGAAGAACGAGATCGGAAAAAGTTTTTCTAGCCCGGGGCCACCGCACAGGTGGGCTCTTTTCTTTTGAGTTGAAACAGCTATGTAGCCTGAGGTCGCTGGAAATAGCTGCTTACGATGTAGACATTTTCCATAAATTTTCTCCTTGTTCAAGATGCAACAATTTTAAGTGATTCCCTCCAATCAAAACGGTCAAAACGATTTTTGTACGATGATGACGAAAAAGAGCTGTTTACTCGACAAAAGAACAAGCGATATGTTTGCAGCGTTCGACAGTTTTTGTCTGCCACTTCCGCTATGATTGCAATGGTGATTGATCCGTAAACAGTCTTCGTGGGATAGGAGAGAAGAACTACATATGGGAATACGACAGAAGGGAGCGATGTACGGTGCTCATTCAACCAGTTCCAATCCATTCACAGTTGAAGTCCGATTCTCAGGAGAGCCCGTGTCCGTTTGGCCACAACAGAATCTTGACTGCTGTAAAAAGACCTGACGCCTTCTGTGTAAAGTGGGAAATAGGCGCAGCCCGGCTGCGGATGATTGCTTCCTACCTGCAGGCTGACGAACAAGAAGTAGCCCAAGGGCTTCGTGTGTACGATGCCACGAATCTGCGAATAAATGGCAAACCTCCTCATCCGATCAGAGAGATTTGCGTGCAGGCGGATACAAGGGAAACTGTTGTTGATCGCTTGCGCCCGGGTGGAACGTATCTCGTTGATTTCGGATTATTTCACGATAAACGATTTTGTCCTGTCCTGCGCTCGGAGCCAGTGACGATGCCAGCGAGGAATCAGATGTTTTGGCAAAGACTGCATGCGGGAGGCAGCCGATAG